ACTATTGGAGGTTTAAGGATGAGACCGAATCGGGGTGCGAGTCGATAGAGTCGGAAACTTGGGAGCGGCTCTCGACACTACTCGAGGAGAAAATCTACCGGTGTAACGACGGCCGGGAGTATAATATTGTTTTGACTCTGATCGACGCATCATGGGCAACCGATACGGTCTCGACTTTTTGTAGTCAATATCAATCTGGCGTCTTCCCGGTCATGGGACGCGATCGCAAGTTGATCGGCGGGAAAATTAAGGAGTTTGCCGAGTTCAAAACTCAAACGGGGATCCCGGGCTTTCTAATCCATGTAGACCACTATAAGGATCGACTGGCTCCAGTGCTTCGAAGGCGGTGGCATCCGGAGCAAGGGAATCAGCAAAGGTATCATTTTAATACGCCGATCGATGCTACTGACAAGCAACTAAAAGAGCTCACTCGGGAGAGTCGGAGCGAAAAAGTCGACGAGCGGGGGAGGGTCTCACATGTTTGGTATAGGCCTCCGGGAGCTCCAAACGAGCTTTGGGATCTTTTGGTCTACGGTCACGCGGCCGTCGAAATTTTGGCGTGGGACTTTTGCATCAGACAAAATCAAATGGATAACGTAAACTGGACGGTTTTTTGGCAATCTTTTACCGCTTGACAATAATCTATTAACTGATATTCTTTGGACTCTGCTTTTTCCCCAAAATCTCCTTTTCAAGGCCCCCTGGCGCGGGGGGTCTATTTTTATTGAAATGATAACATAGTTATTGTATAGTTTTCTTGCATTGCCAATGCAAAAAAAACTTATGTTCTGCCCTCCCCGTTCACGGCAATGCCGGGGAGAGGCGGGGCTCCTTGAGGTGATTTATGAAACGAGCGCCAACAAAACAAAATCCTATTATGTCCAAAAAACAGATTTACAGATTTTTGTCAAAGATAGACGACACTTCAGGCCTAGGACCGAACGGCGATTGCTGGGAATGGAGCGGTTCACGTCAAAAATATGGTTACGGATCTATTGGTATTAACGGAAAAGTGTATAAAGCCCACAGAATTGCATATGAATTACTAAAGGGGCCTACGGGTGATTTTTTTGTGCTTCATACCTGTGATAATCCTCCCTGTTGTAATCCCGATCATTTATGGTTAGGCACTCAGGCGGATAATATAAAAGATTGCAAAGAAAAAGGTCGGACCAGAAACGGTGTGGGTGCTAAACATGGCTCTAAAACGCATCCTCAACGCATTCCCCGTGGTGAAAAAAGTGGTCTATCTGTTTTAACAAGATCGGATGTTGAAGAAATACGCGCCAAATATCAAACTGGAGATTTTTCCCAGGGATTATTGGGCGAACAATATGGCGTTTCTAGAACAACAGTGGGCCAAATAGTTAGAGGAGAAACCTGGACCCATATCTCCTAAAATCTATCAAAATCCAGAAAACACAACAGTTGCAATAGTATAAAGCTGTGTTGTATTTTTTTATTGACATAGTTCTTAATTAAAAATACCATATTTATATGGCAACCTATGTTGCCATAGGTATATGGCAACTTTTAAGGCGGTAAAATGGATGTAACTTGGTTACAAGCTCGAATCACCGCAACACAAACTCAAATAGAAACCCTCGAGGAGGCCGTCGACGCTGTGTCTAGTGGCGCCGTCCAGAGCTGGACACTGGACACGGGGCAAACTAGAGAAACAGTAACCAAGAAGAATGTGGCAACCTATGAGGCCACTCTTGATCGGTTGTATAACCGGCTTGCAGTGCTCGAGGCTCGTCTGAATGGCGCGGTTGTCCAGGTGAGGCCGGGGTATTAATGCACTATTCAGAAATTCCATGGTTGAACCTTGGGAATCAGGGCGGCGCGTCTCCCTCGAACGAGCTTGAAAAAGAGGAAGTCGAGCGGACTGAGATCCCGACGGTCAAGGTAGACAATATGCAGATTTCCGCGGGCGCGGTCACTCCACCGACTCCGGAATCCGGATGGTGGGCGGGCGATAAGTATTACGGCGGCTTTGGTCCTACTCAACTATTTACTATGGACTATTGGACGCTGAGGGAGCGGAGCGGGCAACTATTTCGAGAGAATCTTTACGCCCGGGGCCTTGTGCGTCGAATTATCACAAATAAAATTAATACCGGTTTAACGCTCGAAGCCACTCCCGACGGCTCGATCCTCGGAATGAATGACGACGAGATCGCGGATTGGGCGGAGAGTACCGAAAACCGTTTTCAAATTTGGGCCAAAAATCCTAAGCTTTGCGACTGGGAGGGCCGTCGGACTTTTGGAAAGCTTCAACAGGAGGCGGAGCTCGAGGCGCTAGTCGATGGTGACATTTTAATAATGTTGTACCAGTCAAAAAAGACAAAACTACCTCAAGTTAGACTAGTCAAGGGCTCGAACGTTCAAACTCCGATGAATCAAACGGGACTCAAAAAGGGTAACAAGATCGAGCACGGTGTCGAAATTGATCCGCTTGGTAAGCATGTAGCGTTTTGGGTGACTGGTACGGACGGCAAGTCGAAAAGAGTTCCCGCGTTTGGGCCTCGAACGGGGCGCCGCATTGCGTGGCTATTGTACGGAACTGACAAGCGACTCGACGACGTCCGCGGGGAGCCTCTCCTCTCCCTGGTATTGCAGAGCCTAAAGGAGGTCGACCGGTATCGGGACGCGGCTTTACGAAAAGCGACGATCAACTCGATCCTCGCGATGTTCATCGAAAAAGGGGAGGCCAAGATCGGAACTAATCCGATCAGCGGGGGAGCCATCCGAAAAGATTCTCTTGCGGTCGAGGATGATACGAATTCAGTTAGACAATTCAAGGTAGCAAAGCAGATCCCGGGCATGGTGATCGAGGAGCTCCAGCATGGGGAGCGGCCGGTCCCACATTCCACGGCAGGAACGGACGTTAATTTCGGGCCGTTTTCTGAGGCTATTATACAGGCTATCGCGTGGGCAAACGAGATCCCTCCCGAAATTCTCCGCTTGACTTTCAGCTCTAACTACTCGGCAAGCGCGGCGGCGATCAATGAATTCCGCATGTATTTGAACATGAAACGAACGGACTTCGGCGACAATATGCCTCAGCCGATTTATGTGGAGTGGTTACTTTCGGAGGTGCTCGTCGGTAGGATAGTAGCTCGAGGGCTTTTGGAGGCATGGCGGGATGTTAATCAATACGATATTTACGGAGCTTGGGTCGCTAGCGACTGGAGCGGAGCGGTCAAGCCGTCCACCGATATAGTCAAGCAGGCCAAGGGCTACAAGATCCAAGTTGATGAGGGATGGATCACTAACGAACGGGTGGCAAGGGAGCTCAACGGCTCTAAGTTCCGTAAAAATATGAAAAGAATTCGACGCGAGAACGAGTTAAAAGTCGAGGCGAACAAAGTTCTTCAAGAGTTAGAGGCGGGCGAATCAATGCCAGCCGATGGCAACGCGGCAAGCGCTGAGGCGATAGACGAGGCCGTGGTGAATCTTCAAGACTTTGTTGGCGACTTGAGCAGATAGGAGGGCATAATATGGCGGATCCAGTAGTTACGGCTATTCCCGTGGATGTTTGGACAAAGGTCGCAACTAACGTGACAACCGGGATGATCTACCCCTTGAAAACAGGGGGGATTGTTCACGTTCAAACGATCCGAGATACTGGAGGCGGGGCGCCCACTAATGGGGATCTCTCCGAGGCGGTGCCTATCCCGGACGAGGGAGCGGCGATCAATTCCTCAGCGGGGATCGACGTGTATATCGCAGTGGTCGGGGACGTGGCGGGCAGTGTGCGGGCTGATTTGTAGGGAGGAAAAACGATGATAGGAAATCAAGGGAACGAATCGGGCAAGCTTGACACGGTCGAAACTGATCTAGATACGCTCAAGGCGTTCGAGCAAGCTTCTACCAAGATCTATCCGACGACGCCGTCGGGGGATGGTGTTGTATTAACCGGGGCCGGGATCGGGCCCGGGTGGGGGCTTGGTAGTATCGTCGAGGTCGTTCCCGCGAGCACGATCTCTAATCCTTTTAGAATTACGGGGATCTATGTGGACGATTCGGACGATTCGGTCTATGAGATCATTCTTTATTCTGGCGCGGGGGATACGGAGATCGGCCGAGCTCGGTTTTCCAAGGTGAACGCAGGGGATCCCGCGGCAAGATTTTTGCCTGTTGTCACTCCTGAAATAGCGGCGGATAGTAGGATACGGGCCAAGGTTTCGGCCGCGTCTGATACTGGAAAAACGGTCACGATCGCGCTGCAATATCAGGAATTAATCTAGGGAGGTTTTTCATGTGGTTTGTATTGGATAGCATTCGCCAACAAATCGAAAAGGCTATGTCGTCGGGGATGCAATTCACAGCCGACGAGCGGGAGGCGATCGAGGTCAAATCGGGTTCCAATGGTAAACTGACTCTGTCGGGCAAGTCCGCGGTCATTCCGATCGAGGGAGTATTGACCGAAAAGCGGGATTTTTTCGCGGCTTGGTTTGGAGGGGGAAATACTACCTATCCCGACATTATTTCGGCAATCAAGGAGGCGGACGGGTCGAACGATGTCGAAGACATTATCCTTGCGATCAATTCTCCCGGGGGCAACGTCAACGGTTTATTTCCCACTATGGACGCGATCCGCGATGCTAAAAAGCCTGTTAAAGCGCTTGTGCGTAATATGGCGACTAGCGCGGCCTATGGACTGGCAAGCCAAGCCGACGAGATATTCGCATCGAACCGGGGAACGCAATTCGGATCGGTGGGAGTGGCGTTCGATACGATGGTATTCGATGGAGATATAAAGGAGATCTCCATCTCTAACACGAAAAGCCCGGACAAACGGCCGGATCTTTTGACTCCCGAGGGGCAAGCCAAGGTGAGAGAATACCTCGACGATATACACGATCTTTTTGCTGGATCTATAGCGAAGGGTCGAAAAACGACTGTGAAAAAAGTCAATTCGGATTTTGGAAAAGGAGCGATCGTCCTAGCTGAGGACGCTTTGAAATTGGGTATGATCGACGGGATCCAAGCCGTCGAAGCAGATAAACCGAAAACGGCCGCCAAGGGTGGCAACAAACAGGAGGTGAGGTCTATGGACCTAACGAAACTCAAGGCCGAACATCCCGACGTATACGCGGCGGCGGTGGAGATCGGTCGAAAAGAGGAGCGGGATCGAGTGAATGCTCATTTGAAACTCGGCACCGCTTCGGGTGATATGTCCACCGCTGCAAAAGCTATAGAGGAAGGCGAGCCTTTGACTCAGTCCCTCATGGCTACTTATCAAGCGGCGGCCATGAATAAAAACTCGGTAAACGAGCGCGAGAACGAAAACGAGGATCTCGAAGTTCCGAACACGGAGCCGGGCGCGAGCGATTTCGACAAGAAGATCGCGGTTCTGATGGGTGGCAATGACGCCGGAGAGGGGGTCTGGATCGATGGCTAATCCTACAATTACAAATTTAGACACTGGCGGAACTGATTTCGGTCAATGTGATTTCAGGCCGGAAACTCTCAACGTTTCTGGAGCTCAAACGATCGCCAAGGGAACGATCCTCGCTCGCGATAGCGTAAGCGGTAAACTAGTGATCTTCGTCCCTGGAGGAGAGGCTCGCAAGGCGACGAGTGACGGGACGTTCAATCTTGATCCCGGCGATACGATGGTGATCAATACCAATGCGGCCGGTAACGAAACTTGTACTTGGGACGCGACTCAGGCGAGTATCACCGACACGACGGCTTATCCGGTAGCCGATCAAGACACTAAGACAATGACCATCACAATAACCGGCGGTGAATGGGATGGCGTTGTACAAACGATCACTTTTGCGGTGGCAACTACCACGGCGGCTTTGGTGGCATCCGGGATCAACGCGCAAGCCGTTGGCGTGGCGGCCTCTGTTGTCGGTGGACAAGTGAAGCTCACCACGGACGGCGCGGGCTCCGGGTTCGATATTGCGTGCGGCGAGGGTACAGGCGATCTCACTTGGGGTGCTAGCACCGCTGGCACCGGGGACGCGGCCGATATAAACGCAGTGACTGCCACGGAGATCAAGACTGTAGTCGAGGCCGATACCACGGACTTGACTGTCACGGTCGTCGGGGATGCGGCTGTTTTCACGGCTTCCACCTCGATCCAGTTCGTTTCGGGCAATGCGATCACTAAGTGCGGACTTTCCGTCGAGACGGTATCAGCGAACGAAAACGGAATACCCAAGGCCGTGCTCAATTACGAACTAGCTGCAGCGAACGGGGACAATGTCGTCCGGGCGCTTGTGGCTGGAGAAGTAAGGGACTCAGCGCTTGTGATAAATAACGGGGCAAGTATGACCGATGCAATCCGCGATCAGTTGAGGGATTACGGGATCGTACCTGTCGAAACTGCCGAACTAGGCGAGCTGGATAACCAGTAAGGAGGGCCGACAATGTCAAATGAAAGCACCATTAAAATGTTGGAGGTGTATAAGCAGAATAGACGGCCGTCGATGTTTTTTGCGTCGTTATTCCGATCTCCTGCTGAGAACTTCCACAACACTGAAGACGTTGAGATCGATATCCAACGTAATGAGGAAAAAGTCGCGGTTGCTGTGACTCACCTCAACGCGGGCTACAATTTCAACAAAACTGAGATCTATACGAATAAGAGGTTCAAGCCTCCGGTTTTCAAGGAGGGCTTTACTCTCAATTCGATGGATCAAATCAACAGGGTCGCGGGGCAAGATCCTTTTCAGGATCCTCAATTTCAGGCGAATGCCATGACTAAATTCGGCCAAGGTATGGCTTTGGTCGAGGCGATGATCATGAGGGCGGTTGAGCTCCAGGCCTCCCAGGTTATGCAAACGGGCACCGCAACCTTGAAGGATGCAAACGGAAACAACGTTTACACAATCGACTATTCTCCCAAGGCCGCGCACTTCCCGACGGCGGCTCCTATTTGGAGTAACGCGAGTGCAACGATCGCCGCGGATCTTGAAGATCTGATGGATATCATTCGGGACGACGGCAAGGCCGATCCGACGTTCTCTCTTTGGGGCATGGACGCATTCAACACAGCGATGGCAAACTCCGACTTTGCGGCGCTATTCGATAAGGAAGGCGCCACTCGTGGGAGCCTAACTCGTTTGGGCGTCGACAATCGAAACGGGGCCAAGTATCGAGGGACGATCGATATCGGACATTATCCTCTTGAGGTCTGGACCTATGAAGGCCGATACGAGGACGTCGAGACTGGTACGATCACGAAATTCATGGATCCCGGCAAGGTCATGATCATGGCTCCGGACGCTCGTCTCGATCTCACTTGGGGCAACGTGCCGATCTTCGTGCCACCCGAGCAAAGGATCCTCCCGTTCGTTCCGCCTCGCATTCGACGGGCTGGAATGGGCGGAGTTGACATGATAACCAACGTCTGGGTAACGAATGACGGGGAGCACCTCTTCGGAGGTATCAGCGCTCGTCCGCTCGCAATCCCGACGGCGATCGATCAATTCGGTTGTATTGATTCAGGAGTGTAAACCATGGCTAAGACAAAGAAAAAAGAAGAGAAAAAAGAAAAAGTCGAATTCACTCCCGATCGTGTTATCAGGCACCGTGTCAAAAAGGGTAAGTCTGTGATGGGTATCGGCGGCCTTTTTGATGGTGACGATCCGCAAAAATGTAAGGTAAACGCGGACAATGTGGGAGGTCAAGAAACCCTCGATCTCCTCATTGAAAAAGGCATTGTGGAGGAATTCAAATAGATGGGACTAAGGGCCGAGGCGGAGTCGGTACTCGAGGAGATTCTCGAAGACGAGAATTTTTTCGCGTGGCCGATAACAGTGACGGATCCGAACGAGCTCTCCAAGCCTTTGACCGGTAGGTCTAACGATATTGGACAGATCATCGATCCCGATACTGGAGCGGTCATCAGTGGCCGATCCGCCTCTGTTGCTCTTAGGATTTCCAGTCTTTTAGGAGCTGGATTTTCATCGATTCCCGAGGGAATCCCCGACGAATCAAGTAAACCCTGGCTAGTAGCTTTTGACGATATAAACGGCAACGCCTACACGTTCAAAGTATCGGAGGGCAATCCCGATCGAGCGATCGGGATCGTCGTTTGTCAACTGGAGTTATATACACCATGACGATCTCCGAGCTGATAGACAAGCAGGATGGTTTTGAGATAATTCGCGATAAGATCGCGACGATTCTCGCCGCGGAGATCGCCAGTCAAAAAGCTCTCGCCAGTGGAGAGGGCAAGGATCCCGATCTGTGGGACGTTCGGATTTTCACCGAACGATCCGACGCTTGGCAGGTATGGCTCAACGATCAGAGTAATATGAGCCCTATTTGCAACGTGTGGTATGACGGATCGGACTTTCCTAAAAATACGGGAAACGTGGTCAAAAACCAAAAAAGCGACGGTCTTTTCAATATTGATCTCTATGGATACGGACAAAGCTCGGACGATGCGACGGGCGGCCATAATCCAGGGGACAAGGAGGCGGCCTTCGCATTGCACCGGGCGATCCGCTTGGTTCGCAACATTTTGATGGCTGCGATTTATACGTATCTTGAACTAAGGGGTACCGTCTGGAGGCGGTGGATCTCATCTATTAAAATTTTTCAACCCGAATTCAATGGCAAGGCGATACAAAACGTAATAGCGGCCCGGATTGCGTTCGAAGTGGAATTCTCCGAGTTCAGTCCACAGGTCGAGGCGGAAACATTGGAATATATCTCAACCACTATGCGACGTCAGGAGGACGGCGAGATCGTTTTAGAGGTTGATTTTGATTTCTCGCCATAGGAGGCAAAAAATGGCAGTAAGTACAGCGGTTGATCCCTCGGCGGTGGCGCGAGTCCTAGGGATAAAAACCGAATATAAGAATTTGGCGTCGGGAAACGTGCTGTTTCTCCCGCAACGGATAGCGGTATTTGGACAAGGGAATACAGCAAGTCAATCCAGCTATTCGAACACAAAAGCTCAAGTTTTTAGCGCTTTTGATGTGGGGGACGAATACGGATTCGGATCTCCTCTTCACTTGGCGGTATCTCAATTGCTACCAGTGAACGGGGACGGCGTGGGGACTATACCGGTAACGGTGTATCCACTCGACGACGACGGCGCGGCGGTCGAGGCGACTGGAGACATTACTCCGACGGTCGTCTCAATAACTCAAGATTTCACGGCTCAAGTGAAAATCAATAACATTCTATCCGAGGCGTTTACGATCGAAGTAGGCGACGCGGTGGCGGATATTATTGATAAGATGGTGATCGCGTGCGCGGCCACTCCCGAGCTTCCAATGACTTGCGCGGACGGTACTACAACCGCGGATTTCACATCGAAGTGGAAGGGCGCAAGCGCGAACGATCTCTATATAGAGATCGAAGAGTCCCTATCGGGCGCGGTAACTTGGGCCTTTACTCAACCGAGTGGCGGAGCTACTAATCCCGATCTTGATGATGCGATCGCGCAAATCGGGATCGTTTGGGAGTCGATGATCCTCAATTGTTTGGACATAGCGGACACGACGAGCCTCGGTAAGTTCTCGACTTGGAACGAGGGCCGATGGGGAGCTCTAGTTCATGCGCCTGCGGTGGTGTTTACGGGCAACCTGAACACAACAGTGGCGGCCGCGACGGCCGTCCCGGATGCTCGAAAAACGGATCGGACGAACGCTCAACTAGTGGCGCCCGGGTCGAAGGATCTTCCGTTTGTCACGGCGGCGCGGCAACTGGCAAGGATCGCGAAATTGGCGAATACTAATCCACCTCATGATTATGGAAGTCAAAGCGCGGACGGCTTGACTCCGGGGTTAGATTCCGAGCAATGGACCTACACACAGAGGGACGCGGCGGTCAAGGCGGGCAGCTCGACGATTGAGGTAAAGGACGGGGTGGTCAACGTGTCGGACGTGGTGACATTTTACCATCCGACGGGAGATCCTCTCCCTGCTTACCGGTACGTCGTCGATATTGTGAAGCTTCAAACGATCATCTATAACACGCGGCTCATCTTTAGCACGGCCGAGTGGGATGGAGCTCCACTTATCCCGGACGATCAACCGACGATAAACACGGCGGCCAAAAAGCCCAAAATGGCCAAGGCTGCAGTGGCGGCGATGATCGACAGTCTGGGATTGAATGCGTTTATTAGCGATCCGGCCACGGCTAAAGAGTCGATTGTCGCGGCAATAAACGATCAGAACCCAAAACGGCTCGATGTGAGCTTCACGGTCGCATTGAGTGGAAACACAAACATAAAATCCGTTGATCTGAACTTTGGATTTTACTTTGGCACGGCGCCGGTCGTAGGTTAGGAGGCAAAAAATGGCATCAGGTGGATCAATAGAAGAAGTCTCGATCGCCGGTCGCGCCTTCGCAGTTCCTGCCGATAACGAGGCGCAAATCGGAGTTGGCGGATTTTCGAACGAGGTGCAACTAAACGGGAACGGCACGGGGCGATTGATAAAGACGAGGGTACCGAACAAGGTGGACGGGCTTTTGGTCGAGATCGACCATTCGAACGGAGATCTTGAGTTCCTCCAGGAGAGGGCGGATTCTTCCGACTTTTTCGTTTTTTCGATCACGCTCGCGGACGGGACCATTTACCAAGGCGTGTCTCAAATAGTGGACGAGGTGCTCGGGAGCTCTCAAACGGCAACGGCCGCGGTGAGTATCCAAGGGCCTCAGAAACTCACGAGACAATAGGAAAAAAGGGGTTGTTATGTGTCAAGCGGTTTTAACCCCTCCCTTGGCCGGTATTCCGGCGCTTGACACATTTTTCTCAAAAGGGGTTACAAAATGACCGAAGACACAGCAAACAGGATAGACATCCCAGAAAACCAGATCGATAGGGAGACGGCCGAAAATGAATTCGAGCGGTGGGCCAGTGCGATGAAAATCAAACTAGATCGCACCGGTCTGGACGAGAACGAACGGCGCGATATCGCTGAGGACAAGGATCAGATCATTCAGTGCATCATGAGAGGCCAGATCGAAATAAACGATAATGATCTCCTTGTATATCATCCCGAGGGAGGTCGGCCTCTCACATTTCATCGGCCTCGAGGTTCGGATCTGGTTGTGATGGACAAGAAGAAAAAAACCGCGGATTTTGGGAAAATAAACGCGAGCTTGGCAACCATTACGCGGACTTCCGAGGTGACTTTTGCTAAGATGTACACATCAGATCTGCAGATGTGTCAACTGATTTGGTCGCTTTTTTTGGTGTAATCACCGAGCCTTTATTGGTTCGGGACGGGCAAGAAGTAACACTCCAGGGAGAAAAACACAATCGGGTAAACGTATATTCCGAGATGTTACTTCACGTTGTTCGAGATTACGCGGGGATCGGAGATTGGAGGAGCTTAGAGGAGCACGAGATCGAGTTCTTTTATGATGCCCTCCGATACGAGCTCAAAAAGGCGACTAAACCGCGGCCTCCTGGAAAAAGGTAGAAAATGCCCCGTAAACTGACATTAAAAACGATCTTTCGGGCAGTCGATAGGATGTCGAAGCCTGTCTCTCGAATGCAAAGGAGGATCCAGAGGTTTACCAAAAGAGCCACTAAGGGGATGCAACGGCTTCGGAACGTTACGAGAAAAGTCGCGGGGGCAATCGGTCGCGTTTTGAAAAAGGGGCTCCAGGCGGCCACGGTGGCGCTTGTCGCGTTTGGAGTGGCGGCGGCCAAGGTGATCCAGATCGGAGCTACTTTCGACAAAACCCTTGTGACCGCGGCAACGCGATTTCCAGGCAAGATCCGCAAGGGTTCGGAAGAGTTTGCCAAACTGGAGGCGGCGGCCAGAAAAGCGGGGGCGGAGACTGAATTCACGGCCACGGAGGCGGCCGAGGGTCTGAAATTCTTAGGCGCCGCGGGCTTCGAGGCGGAGCAAGCGGTCGCATCGTTAACAGATACGATCAATTTTGCGACGTCTTCCGAGTTGGAGCTCGGGGACGCTGCCCGAAAAGCCGTTTTGATTTTGGGCGCTATGGGTATGACAAGCGAAAACGCGGCGGAGAACGCGGATCAGTTGCGGCGTGTTATGGATAATATGAAGCTTTCGACGGATAGCGCGGCGCAAGAAATGGAGGACGTTTTCGAAGCGATGCGGGTCATGGCGCCCACGGCCACGACTTTCGGACAAAAAATTGAGACCGTGTCGGCCATGGTGATCGGCATGGCTCAAGCCGGTATACAGGCAAGCGAGGCGGGGACGGCGTATCGAAATATTATGTTGAGGTTGGCGGATCCCGTGGGCAAGGCCAAAAAGCAGATCAAACAGTTAGGAATTCAACTCGAGGACTCCGAGGGAAATATGCTCGGACCTATCCGCATTATGGAGCAATTCGCCCGGGCTACGGAGGGCATGGGAACCCGTCAAAAAGCGGCGGCTCTCAACGTGATATTTGGAAAACGTGCGATCAATGCGGCCACGAAATTGATCGACGTTGGAGCGGATAAGCTTCGAGAGTTCGGGCAAGCGGCCGAGGATAGCGGGGGAACTGTCAATAGTGCGGCTCTTGCCATCCGGGACACTATGGGCGGCTCTCTTGATGCGCTCAAGTCTGTTATTGAGTCGGTTATTATCGATATTTTCAAGCTGGAGGATAAGGGGATCAAGGGGATCGTCGATGCGATCACCGAATGGATCAGGGCTAATAAAAAACTGATAGCGACAAAAGTCCGGGCTTTTATCGACGAGTTGATCAAACGGTTTAAGGAGTTCAGCAAGTGGGCCAAGGATGTGAAACTTCTCGACAAATTAAAGGACGGGTTCGAGCTCTTGGCCAAGGTGATCGGATGGGTGATCGACAATATCAAGCCGTTGTCGGCATTAGTCGGAACCATTTTCGCGATTGCCGCTGCGGTCGAGGTGCTCAACGCGGTCATGGCGATCATGAATTTTGTCGCGATGGCCAATCCTATGGTTTTGATGTTCCTCGCGATCGCTGCGGTGTCGGCCTTTACGGTCGGGGCTATTATTATGAATTGGGACGATATCAAATATTTTTTCGAGGAGATCGGCCGGTTTTTACTGGAGGTATTCGAGCATCTTTGGGGCTTTGTTCTGGATATTTTCAATAGTACGATCGGAAAAATCGTTTACGGCCCTATACACCTCCTGATAGGAGCTTACAAAACGATCCGCGATGCTTGGGATCCGTCAAGGTCGTTCTTTGCTAATCTTTGGGACGGGATTGTCAAAACGTTTGAAAAGGCGTGGGCTCAAATCAAGGAGATCGCGGGCGATATAAAGGGTTTTTTCGAGTTCCTGTTTTTGCCTGGTAAGTATCTGGAAAAGGTGGGGATCTCGGCTGATGTCAGTCCTCCCGATCAAGGTAATCCCAAGGTGGTGAGTCCGGGAGAGCGTAGCGCGTCGTTTTTCGAAGAGAAAAACTTAACGACGACTAACAAATCCGAATTGACCATTAAGGATGAGACGGGCCGGGCTGAGGTCACCGGCGGGACCTTGGGCACGGGGATCAGTATGGAGCCGACGGGAGGCTTTTACGAATGACAAGGATCTTTTAAATGGGTGATTTTCTAGACGATCTTAGCCAAGCGATATTCGGCCTAGAGTTCGAGGAGGAGGTCACATGGGAAGACCGGCTCGAGCAAGCGGCCTATACTCCTCCGAGTGGGATCCGTATTACGTTCGATTATGAAAATCAACAACATAAGTTTAGAAAAAAGACGACGGCTTTCGAATTTCCCGACGCGGACGGATCGCTTGTACAGGATCATGGCGTTGGGGGACGGCGGTTTCCTTTTCGTGTAATACTTTGGGGTAAAGACTGTGATACGCAAGCCAAGGTATTCGAGGCGGCCTTTATGGAGCGCGGCGCGGGGGTGCTCGAGACTCCTCTTTATGGAAAACACGACGTTGTGCCGTTCGGAGATATTACGAGACGGGACGATCTTGTCACGGCCGCCAATCAGGTGATTTTCGAAGTAACTTTTTTTAAGACGTTAACCGATGCCTATCCCACGGGGCAAGAGGATCCCGCAAGCGCGGCCTTGACTGCTCTCGAGCTGTTCGGCGATGCGGCGGCGGCGGAGTTTGCGACTAGTCTCGATCAGGGCAATATCGAAAACGAGCAAGGGATCTTGGACGTGATCAACGATCTGATCGATCAGGTCGGGGACGTGATGGACACGATCGCCGCTGTTCAGGATGTGGTGAACGATCAATTTGAGGACATAATGTCGACCGTTCAAAATGCGATCGATACTTTTATCGCCGATCCTCTTATGCTCGCTTTTCAAACTCAACAAATGATCCAAGCTCCAGGTACGGCCATGGCGGATATAAGCGCTCAATTGGATGGATATTCCAATTTGGCGGCCAATATCTTCGGAGCTAGCGACGCGACGGCCGATCCGGGTGGTATCGGGGGCCTAGGTCCTCAGATGAACGCGGACGTGTCGTCTGGAAATAATGCGCAAGGGGTCAATAAATTCCATTGTAGAAAATTATTTGCGGGCGCCTATGTCGCGGGCGCGGTGACTTCTACCATTTACACTAGTACGTCGAAGGGAGGCGCCTCCTCCATTCCGGCCGTGGCTCAAAGGAGAGCGGACGCGGACAAAACAGGAGTCGCGGCTCCGGGGTCTTCGTTTCAAACGGCTGAGGATGCATTAAGAGCGGCCGAGGCGCTACTCGATCAGATGCGGGCTTATATCGCATGGTTAGAGGATAATTTTTATTCGATATCGGGCGGGAATCTCACGGCCGACGAGCGGGCGGAGTTCCTATCTGATCCGACTAATATGGATCCCGGGTCGAGTCAAAAATATTTATGGGACGCTGTGTCTTTGGCGGCGGGGTATCTCATCAATATGAGCTTTGATCTCAAACGAGGTAAGCGGTTTATTTTGACTCAGGAACGCTCGATCATCGATCTTTGTTATGAACTGTATGGGTCGATAGACGACGACGTTTTGAACTTTTTTATCGATTCCAATAATATCGTAGGTGAGAATTTACTGGAGCTCAAAAAAGGGACTTCTATTGTCTATTACGTTTGAAAACGAGGTCGCGGTCACTGTCGACGGGATGCGCTTTCGATTCTGGGAGAGCATATCGATCAAGACTGCAATAGACAATATTTCCACGTTAGAGCTGGGAGCGCCGTTCGATAGTAGCGATCCGAATATCACCGAAGTTTTCAAGCCGTTCACCTATAAACCGATCGCGACCACAATAAACGACGACGCTTATTTCACGGGAACGATCTCTCCCGTTATGCCTCAGATCGAGCCGTCTAAAAGTATCGTATCGGTGGGAGCCTATAGTCTTCCGGGCGTTTTGAATGAAGTTACTGTAAGCGGCGATAACATTCCGCTGGAGCTCTCGGGGTTGAATCTGCACGAGATCGCCGATCATTTGTGTACGCCGTTCGAGTTCATTATCGACGCTCGAGTCGAGCCGGGGGCGGTTTTTCCCAAGGTGGCCATGAGGCCGAACGATAAGATCCTCCCGTTTTTGGCCAAGTTGTCGAAACAAAGGGCGCAAGTGATAAGTAACACGGCCGAGGGGGCCCTCCTGTTCTGGGAGGCGGTGGAGTCCGGGAGTCCAGTCGCGAAACTCGTTCAAGGGGAGTCTCCGCTCGTCGATATTAGTCCCACATTCAAGCCGGGCCAGTATTATTCAGAAATTACGGGACTCAAGGCCACTCGGGTGAGGTCGAAGAATAGCGCTAAATTCAAACTAGAAAATCCCGTTTTGTCTAACGTCACGCGGCCTTATACATTTGAACTCACCGACACGGACGACGCGGATCTCGAAACTGTGGTTACTGCTAAAATGGGGAGGATGCTTGCCGATTCGGTCAAGTATACCGCGACGATCGCGACTTGGAGGGATCCACAAGGGGCCTTATGGGAGCCTAACACGCTGATCACTGTCGAGGCTCCGGACGCTATGATATACAAACCATATACTTTTTTGATTCAAGGAGTAACGCTCAACAAAACGGCCAATTCGGAGCAAGCTTTTTTAACTTTAGTATTACCGGGTTCTTTTTCCTCAGCCGATCCGGGGGGTATGCCGTGGGACGATTAGCGTTTGTAATAGATTTCGAACGGGTCGACGAGAACGACGAAAAAACGGTTGTTGTGAAAATCGATCCAGGCGGCGGGAATCTTTTGACGGCCGATCAATTCGGGCCGTCTGGAGTCGATGCGCCTCCTCTCGAAAATGATTATGTGGTAACGGTTCGAACTCCAGGGGATAACGAGGAGAAAATCGTCGGGTATCTTGATCCAGTCAATGAGGGCGTGGCCGAGGGGGGAGAGTTCCGGGCGTATTCCAGGGACGAGGACGGAGCGGTCGCGATTGCGATCTATTTGAAAAAGGACGGGACGATCGAATTTGGGGCAGATACCGACAACCTAGTTCGATTTTCAGAGCTGGAGACGGCTTTTAACGATTTAAAAACGCAACTAAACACTGAGTTAGGCAAACTCTCGACGACTCTCGGGAGTTTTGCCGTTCCTCCTACTGTTCCGTATGTAATGACTCCAGCCACGGCCGACGTAAGTAACGCGAAGATAGAAGAGTTTTTATGTCCGGAGTGGGAGCCTCCGGGGGATGATTAAAAAAGATGACTGATGTAAGGATCTATCAAACGGACGACGGCGGGGAGATAAACCTCCTCGAGAACGACACGATCGAAATGGACGACGGTGTCGGGTCGGCCGTCTATCTCTCCTTGTTCGGAGGAAACGAGCACGACGACGGCGGCTCTGATACTTCTAAAGAATGGTGGGGTAATTCGCTGGAGACGGATCCCGCGAGGAAATACCGAAGTAAAACGCAAAATTTACTCAAGTCTATCCCTGCGACTAGTGCAAACATGAGACGCATTAAAACCGCGGCCGAGGATGATCTCGAATGGATGATCAAGGATGGTGTATTGACCGAAATAAATGTTCGGGTGTACATCCCGCGGCCTAACTGGGTAAAAATGATAATAGATACTAATCTGGGAGCCTGGCAATTTGGCTATCCGTGGGAGGGTACCGCATGAGTTTAATAATTCCCACAACTGCAGAGTTGAACACGACACTAACTGCCGATCTGGAGTCGGCTTTTGGGATAACTATTCCCGTTTGGGCCAAGGCTTTCTTGCGGGTTATGCCGAAAAGCTTGGCCGGGGCTTTGGCAATTCTCTATAAATACGGGGGATCGATATTCCTTCAACAGTTTGTTCAATATGCAAGTACAGAAACCATATTGATCAACGGTAAACGGATCATTCCGCTTGTCGAATGGGGTCGAGCGGTGGGAGCTGGAGATCCCGGGGCGGCCACGCGGGCAGAATACGAAATAACCATAACGGTCTCAAATCAAGTGGGCACCCTACCTGCTTTGACTCCGTATAGAAACCCATTAACGGGGGTTGTCTATTTGACTTTGAGCGCGGTCACTTTGGACGCGGCGACGAAAACGGTAAACATACGGGCCTATTCCGATCCCGACGGTGGGAAGGGAAAAGGCACCGTGGGAAATATGGTCGTCGGTGGAGATACGGTCTCCCTGGTAACACCAAATCCGAACGTAGTAAGAACCGCGGCGGTCACCACTGAGAACACGGCGGGCGTTAATGCTGAGGATTGGGAGGAATATCGGGATCGGGTGATCGATCGATTCAGGTCTCAACCGCAAGGAGGAGCTCCAGTCGATTTTCGAAACTGGGCGGTCGAAGTGACTGGCATAATTAATGCCTATCCGTATACCGGTTTTCCTGGGATCGTTAATGTGTATTCGGAGGCTAATACGGACATCGATCCCGACGGAATCCCGACGGCCGGGCAATTGGTCGAAGTGTATGATTCTATCCAATTGGACGACGGGGGCCTCGCCAGTCGAAGGCCGATCAGTTCTTATGTCTATTCCTTGCCAATAACTCGATCCGAGTTCGATGTAACGATCGCGGGAATCCAGGGAGCTCAAGACACGGCCGATCTTCAAGCGAAATTGACCACCGGTCTAACGAATTATTTTTTAAGTCGGGAGCCTTATATATACGGGCTATCCGTGGGAGCTCGGCTCGATCGAATAACGCGGGCGCAAGTAGGCGGCATTATTCAGAGTGTTTGCGGAGCCTATGGGGCCGTATATGACTATGTCATAGTGGACAAGGTCGCGGGGCCCGGGGATTTTGTCGTTTATGTTCTGGAGGAGGGAGAAAAGGCGAAAATGGGAACCTTGACTTTTGCCTTGTCTCCGTAATTGGGTAAAAAATGCTGAATTTATTTAAACATTTATTACCAAAATCGGAAGTCTGGAAACTGACGATCGATCGGCGGCTGCGTCAATTATACGAGGGGATCGTCCCGAGTTTTGAAAGCGCGGTCGAGTTTTTCGATCTGATATTCTGGGATCTGTTTCCTCAGACTACCCGACACCTTGCCCAGTGGGAGGCGCAATTCGGCCTTGATGTAAATTCCGCGTTTCTACTGGAGCAAGATCGGCGGGATAATCTGGAGGCTCTTTGGAAGGCCACGGGGGGACAAAGTCCGCGATATATTCAGGACACTTTAAGGAATGCCGGTTTTGACGTTTACGTATATGATTGGTGGAGAATAATCCTCAGCTTACCGGTCGAGAGGGATAAAACGCTGGTTTATTACTGGCTAGTCAATAAGCTCTATACTGCTTTGATCGATTATAACGTGACTTGCGGGGAGGCGGGCGCGGAATGCGGAGAGGCGGGCGCGGAATGCGGAGAAAATAACGGGGTGATTTTCGAGCGCACTGAATATCCATGGCCTCCAATTTTGCCGGTCCATAGCGAATCTGAGTATGTTATGTATATAGGGGGGAGCACGTGGGGATCCGAGGCGGTCGTCCCGATAGATCGGCGCGATGAGTTCGAGGATCTTTGTTTGAAAATCTGTCCTCAGCATCTATGGATCGGTATGTTTGTGAGGTATGGCGGCTATGTAATAGAGGATGATTCGGGCGATTATCTCCTCGAGGATGGTACGAGCCTGTATCTTTTGGAGTAAAAAAATGACTGTCACAACAAAAGAACACTCAAAGGTAGTATTGGGATCCAGGCACGCGATCCACAATTTCGAATATGCCGACGCGGCGGCAAGAACGGGCGCGGTCGGACTTACCGTCGATAATAATTTCCAAATAGCTCGCCAGATCGACACGGGAACCTATTGGATTTTGACCGATTACAGCGGGCCGACATGGCTCGAAATATCGACGGGCGGGGCTATAGTATGGCAACGTA